TTTAGGAAGAAGGGATCAACTCCCGTATTTCTCGTTGGGTTGTTGGACCTCGTTTTCGATCGTGACAGTGGTCGATTACTCGACGTACCTTCAGTTGACGCTATCAGATTCATAAGACAGATTTGTCTTGCCTTTGGTAAGATAAATCTTCCCTGCAGTGATGCTAGGGTTGAATCTGCTATTGTCAAGTACATCGAGTGTGAGAAGGAAGTGCGAAGGAGTGATGCAGTCTTTCCCGAAAAACGGGATGCATTTTCTCGTATGGTCGTTAAGCTTTGGGGGCAGCTCCTCACTGAATGTGATAGAGCTGTCTATACGCAAAACGTATACCCAAAGCACGGCCCTGGTGCGACTGCTGACAAACTTGTTGGAAACAACAAGTGGAATCAGCGTGTCTGGACCGAACGTCTGGAGCGTGAGTTTCCTATGGCCGAGTTTGCTTTCTCGTCCTATAGTGAATATCTCACACACCTCCCAGATCTTCGCTTCCTCGAACCCGGCGCAGAGATACCTGTTAGGGTTATCACTGTACCTAAAACGCTGAAGACTCCGAGAATTATTGCGATTGAGCCTACTTGTATGCAATATACGCAGCAGGCTCTTCTGCAACTTCTCGTGGATAAAATCGAGTGTGATGACAACGCATTCAATTTTATCCGTTTCATTCACCAGGAACCTAATCAGGATCTGGCGAAACTCGGGTCGTCCGACCGGAGTCTTGCTACACTTGATTTAAGTGAAGCAAGTGATAGAGTCTCCAATCAGCATGTACGAACTCTACTTCGTTACCACAGCCATCTTTTTCGTGCTGTGGACGCCTGTAGATCTCGGAAGGCTGATGTTCCTGGCCATGGCGTAAAACGCTTGGCCAAGTTCGCGTCGATGGGTTCAGCTCTTTGTTTTCCTTTTGAAGCACTGGTTTTTACTACAGTAATCTTCTTGGGAATACAAAAGCAGCTTAATCGACCTCTTACCGTAAAAGATATCAGATCCTTTTACGGCAAGGTACGCGTCTACGGGGACGATATTATCGTTCCAGTAGAATACGTAAATTCCGTTGTTTCGGAACTAGAGGCCTTTGGCTTTCTAGTTAACCGTAGCAAGTCTTTCTGGAACGGAAAGTTCAGAGAGTCTTGCGGGAAAGAGTACTTTGACGGGCACGATGTTTCCATATGTCGTGTTCGTCATCTTCTTCCCCAACAACGGGGCGACGCACAGGAGATTATTTCTGCCGTTTCTCTTCGTAACCGTTTATATATGAACGGTTGCTGGAGGGCGGCAGGGTTTCTTGATCGCTTGTTGGAAAGTTTGATCCCTTTCCCTAACGGTCTCGAAACATCTCCTGCGTTAGTGCGATGGAGTTCGCTCGGCTTTTCAACCGATCGTGAACATCCAACACTCCATAAGCCTCTAGTCAAGGCTATGGTAGTGACTACCAAAAAGAGGAGAAGTCCTCTTGATGGTAGTGGCGCACTAATCAAGTGTCTGCTCCCTGGAAGGTCTGAACCTTTCAGTGCAGATCACCTGCGTTTCGCTGGACGTCCGCTGGCCGTCGACATCAAGCCGCGGTGGTCGTCACCCCTATAGTTCGGGGGTGGCGCCGGGCTTTGCCCGGGGAGAAGTAAGATCGTATCTTACTTCGAGAAGATGCG